AGAGCGGTTCGCCGGTCTTGGCTATCGGTCTGATGCCAGCTACGACTACGAATACGACATCGAGAACATCATCGGCCAGTATGTGTCCCTGGTGCTTCCACGGGTGGCATACGACGTCCCTCGCGTTCATGTGACTGCGGACGATCCCGAAAACAACAAACGAGCGCAGGCACTCGAGCTGGCGATGAACCAGTGGTGCAAGCGTTCGGCCACCCGCCCCACGTTGCAGCAAATCGCTACAGACATGTGCATGACATGGGGTGTTGGTCTAGTTACGCCCGAGCCAGTCAAGCACCTTCGTCGGATCGACATGGGTGGCGCTGGTCTCATGCCCCGGATCTACCGGATTGCTCCTGAGAAGTTCTTTATTGACCCTGCTGCGGAGACGGCGAGAGAGGCTCGTTACTACGGTCACGAGTACAAGATGGACCTGGATGACCTGCTTGTGCAGGCTGAGTCCGATTCAGCGTTCGACCTGGAGGTCGTTCGTGACGTGAAAGCAGGCTACGACAGGAAGAACGAGGAGTATGCTCGCGCTTCAATAAGCGTCCCTGATCGCAACGAAGTCACCATCATCGAGATGTGGATTCCAGAGCTTGAGGTTGAAGGCGCAAAAGAAGGCGAGCACCACGGTGGGCTGGTTCGTTTGATCGAAGATACGGATAGCTCTTGCCAGCTTGCTGGTGATCCTAAGCCGTACTACGGACCAGCCTGTGGCCCATATGCGGTGTTCGGAGCGTACTCCGTGCCGTCTGACGTTTATCCTCTTGGCCCAATGACGATGGCTCTACCGCTCATCGAAGAGACCAACGATCACGCCAAGACTATGTCGTACTCTGCTGCGGCATACCGACGTTTGGTCCTGGTGGATTCTCGTGGCACAAAGATGGCGCAAGATGTGGCGTCTACACCAGACATGTTTGTCGTGCCGGCAGAGAACATGGATCGTGACCGTGTGATCCCACTGGAGATCGGTGGCGTGACCGAGCAGCAGATGGCTTACCAGAACATCATGGCTGCCCGAATCGACCGACTGACCGGTATGTCGGAGGTGATCCGTGGTTCGGTGACTGGTGATGCTACTGCGACTGAGGTTTCAACAGCATCCTCTTCCTCGAACCTCCGTTTGGGTTACATCCAACGTCAGTTCGCCGATGCAGTCAACAGCCTCATGTACAAGGCGGCTTGGTACATCATCAACGACGACACTGAAGTTCCGTTGGGTCCCAAGGCTGCCGCGTACAAGCTGCCACCAAAGGCCAAAGGTTCAGACATGGGTGTAGACCTGGCCGAGATGACTCTCGATGTTCAGGCATACTCCATGGAACGCACGAGCGAAGCTCTCCAACAGCGACGTGCCGTCGAGCTCATGCAGATTGTTGGCAATGTTGGCCAGCAGGTTGCCGCCATGCCGTTCATCAACTGGGAAAGATTGATGGCAATCGTCGGAGATGCCCTCAATATTCCAGACATGGGCGACATCTTGAACGCCAAGGAGCTCAAACAGGCAATGGAACAGGCTCAACAGGCCCAACAAGCCCAGATGCAGGAGCAAGAGGCCCAGGCAGCGTCCCAACAGTCCGCAGCACGCAGCCGAATGCAGACCGGGCCGGCAGATGCTTCGCAAGAATTGAGGAATCAAGAGCGAAGTGCGCGTGGCAGGGGTGGATTCTGATGCCGATGTACGAGTTCAGCCGAGAATCTGACGGAAAAGTGGTTGAGTTCCACTTCAGAATGGCTGATGCACCGTCTATTGGCTCAGTGATCGAGCGTGATGGCGAACGATTCACAAGATTAGTTAGTGATGCACAAGTATCTGCTGAAGTAGAGGTTGTGACTCACAAGTATCCCTACGTCAGCCAACAAATGCCAAGAAATTTGCCTGGCTGTGAGACAAACAAAAAAGGCCAACCCATTATTTCTTCTCGCAGACATGAGAGAGAGATCATGGGGCGGTATGGATTGGAGCGAGATTGATGTCTGAAGACGAAAAACCAGAGTTCACGCCAGAAGAAGACGCAATTCTCGACAAAATCATCGAGCAAAAAGAGACCAGTTTTGAAAGGTTCATGGAAAGAACCGGACAACAGGCAAAAAAGACGGAAGATTCTGGGGAACAAACAGCCCCGCCCGTCGTACAGAACGAACAACCTAAGGATCTCACACTGACGCCTGAGCGAGAGCGTGCTCTCAAGCGGGCCAAAGTACCTGAGGCAGTGCTCTCCAGGCTGGCTGACAACCCACAGCAGCTTGCGGAATGGGCCGACAGCCTCATTGAGATGCAAGGGAATGTTGACGGCTATTCTGAAAAGATGCGCCAACTCGAAGAGCAAGTCGCTGCTCAGGACAACCAATCCGAAAGTGACGAAACGCGGACTGCGGAACCAAGCAGCGCACCTGACGACCCCGAACCAACGGATGTCGCCGAGACTGAAGATGGACAACCTGACGTCAAAGATTCAACCAAGCTTCTGGACGTTACGGACAGCAATCAACAGTTACTTGTGGAGACCTTGATCGGCGAGGTTGCCAAACTGCGGATTGACCAGGCTCTTGCGGAATATGACGAAGTCACAGACCGCGAAAGAGCACAAGTCGCAGAGCGGATGACCGAACTCTTCAAACAATCTCCAGGTGATTTCAATGGCATTGAGGTATTAGCCAAGCGTGCTACTACGGACATCATGGGAGTTCCCAAGTCGAAAGCGATTGACCGGGGTACGTCAGTGGACCCAGCCAAAGTTTCTACTCCGCCGAAAGGCACAACAGTTAGAGCTGAGCGCCCATTGACTCCGGATGAAGCTGATGACGTTGCACTCGACGTGATCCTAAAAGGTGGTTCTGTAGAAGACGCGAGGCGTGCCGCAATGCGATAAACCCGCCCCGCAAGGGGCTAGTCCCTTTCAAGGAGTTTTATCGTGGCAGGAACCCACATCAAGAACTTCCTCGATTTCATGGAGGCGACTGGCCCGGTATATCTGACCGGTCCTGACGTCTTGATCAACGAAGCTGTAAAGCGTAATTACCTCTTCGGCGATTTGATTCGAGAGAAGAACCAAGCCATCCAAGGTGGCAACGAGATCCGTGACGTCCTCATGATGGATGACGCACGGTCTTTCCAATTCTATCAACCAAACGAGACCTTCACTTACAGCAACCCGCAAGTGTTGGACACCATCACCGCCAACTGGCGCTTCTCGATGGACCACATGACCTTCACCGACGCAGAAGTCGAATTGCAAGGTGGAGCTGGTCTGACCGCAGACGCGACCAAGGCCATGTACAAGAACCTGAAGCGTTCCAAGGAACAGCGGATGGTTACCTCCATGGTCAACGGTATGGAAGAAGCTCTCTTCAAGCCAACCCAAGGTGGCAACTTTACAGAGATGGAAGGCGCTACTGGTAAGCAGCCCTACTCTCTCCCAGCTTTGATCACCGAGAAGTGTATTCAAACCGGTCTTGATGGCGGTGGCGCTGCGGGTCTCCGTGGCGGCTTGCCAATCATCAGCGGTTCTGAAACCACTCTGCTCGGAATCGCCCCAGCTACCTCCGGAAGTGGACAGCGTTGGACCAACGAAGTTGTGTTCTACGATTCATCTGCTGCTTACGGTATTGGAGCTGATGGTACGTTCACTGATTCTTCAGTCACTCGTTCTTTCAACGGTGCTAAGAACGTAGTCAACGCAACCAGTGGCGGCACGATGCCTATCAATGACTTCGCAGCTATCAACGTGTACAGCTTGCTGGGCGCGTTTGATGAGATGTTCTTGCGGCTTCAATTCCGTCCGCCGCCAACCTTTGAGCAATACTTCGAGAACATCCAGTTCAACCGTCAGAAGATCCTCTGCTCGCGTGAAGGTATCAACCTTTACAAGGCTGCTTTGCGATCCGAAAACGACCGAACCGTGACTGCTCAAGACGCCGGTTATAACCAGCCCACCTACTCCGGTGTGCCTTTGACCTATGTCTCTGAGTTGGACCAAGCTGCAATTCACCCGAAGGTGAGCGCAGATGTCAGTGCTCAACAGCAAATCTCAGAACTCCAAGGTGAAACCCTGGACACCGCCGCTGGCGGTACTGAGTTTGGTGCTACCACTCTCATGCACGGTGCTCGGTTCTACTTCATCAACGGTGATTACCTTACCCCTGTTCTCCACTCCAACCGGTACATGGAGAAGCACGAGGTCATGCGTCACCCAAATCAACCGTTTACCTACGTCCAAATCACGGACAGCTGGTACAACGTTATCGCAAACTCACGTCAACGTCACGGCATCATCGCCCCACACGTTACCGATGTGACTGCATAAACCTAACTTTCGAGAGGATCTGTTCCCATGAAAATTGCAACACAAGGTGGCGACGGAAAAATCGCCTTCGCAAGCGAATCGGTGCGTATTACTTGCACCGACGCTCTTTCGGCGGGTGACGTTGTCAAACTCACCCTTGGTAGTGACGGCACTTACTCCGCCTGTACCCAGACTGCGGCAACGAACACCGATGACGTTGTCTTGACCGGGTTCGGCGTGGCGCTTGATGCTGTGGACGCTGGAGCTATTGGCCGTATCGGCCTGCGTGGTGTCTTCAACGTGAAGTGCTCTGGTGATGTCGCTGCTGGTAATGCGCTGACCATTGACGACGGTGTCGCAGGAACTCTCCACGAGATTCCTACCGTTGCCACTGGTTCTGCCGAACTGACCGAGTACGCTCGCGTCGTGGGTATTGCTCTGACCGCAGATGGTGCGGCAGCAGCAGGCTCCGGCAAGGCTGTCGTCCAGTTCGACGGACTCGCAGCAACCTTCATTCCTGCCAAGGCTCAAGCCTAAGCAGTTTGATACAAGACTGGGAGAGGGGGGCTACCGCCCCCTTCTCCTCTTCCCATGCCGATTACCGTACAACGAGCAAAGGCTGCCGTACTTCTTGCTTGCGGTGGCAACCCTTCGACTGCCACGGGTATGACCGTGGATGAACGTGTTGCGGAGATCATCAACTCCGCAGGACATCAGCTGTTTCATCACGGGTGGTCCTGGAAAGAACGAACCGCAACAACCAACCTGCAATTCACAGCAGGCAGCTCTTCGGTGACCCTGCCGGCGGACAGTGTTCTGAACGAGGTTCTGTCTGGTCAGATTCTGTCTGTGGTTCCGAACGGCAACACGTTCCGAACTGTGCAGTTTGTGTCCCCTGAGAAGTTTGGACAGCTCGAGGCAAACAACCTGGAGCTGACCGATGGACAGTTCTTCATCTTGGTGACAAAGACTGACACAAACTTTGGCACTGCGATCAACGACGTTCGTCTTGAGATTTATCCCAAGCCATCAACCACAGACTCAACAGCACTGATAATCCGATATCGACGGAACTTTCCGAACGTGCGTTCCACGGACGTGACTGGCTCGGACACAAGTGCCAATGCCTCTCTGCTGTTTGAGCTCCCGGTTGACGACACCGCCATCGCCCTGTTCCTGGAGTACATCCGGGCGTTTGGTGAAGGCGGCGAGTACGGCGATGCCAGCCAGCGTGTGGCCGCCGTCGAGGCTGGACCAATTTACGCCCAAGCGTTGAGGCGTGACGGGACAACTAATCCGAACT